TATGCCATTAAAGAAGATACCTTTACCTCCAGGCTTTGATAAGAATGATACTGCATCTCAAGCAGAGGGGCGCTGGATTGATGGAGATAATATACGTTTTCAATATGGATCTCCTGAAAAGATAGGTGGTTGGCAACAGATTAATACATCCATATTAGTAGGAGCGGCTAGAGATATACATTCTTGGTTTGATTTAACTGGCAGACGTTACGTGGCTATTGGAACAAATAAAGTTCTATACATTCTTTTTGATGGAGTCTTTTATGATATTACGCCCTTAAGCACAGCTTTAACTAGTTGTACTTATACATCAACTACAGGTTCTACAACAGTTACAATTAATAAAAATGCACATAATTTATTAGTTGGAGACATAGTTAAGTTTTCAAGTGTGACAACACCAGGACCAACTACAACAAGTTTTACAGCAGCAAATTTTACAACTAATTCATTTGAAGTTAAAACAGTACCTACTGCAAATACATTTACAATTACTATGCCTGTTACAGAAACAGGAACTGGAGTTACTGCAGGAGGAACAATTACTACAAACCCTTACGTTACAGTGGGTCCTCTTTCAGCAACATTAGCATATGGATGGGGAGCTGGAACTTGGAGTTTATCTACTTGGGGAACACCACGAACCGTATCTAATACAGATATTGCAGCAGCAAATTGGTCATTAGATAATTTCGGAGAAAATTTAATAGCAACCATTAAAGAAGGTTCAACATTTGAATGGGACCCAGCAGCAGGTACTGGAGTTAATACACGTGCAACTATTATAGCTGGTAATCCTACAACTACAGTTTTAACGAGAGTATCGGATAGAGATAGACATTTAATTCATTTTGGAACAGAAACAGTTATTGGAACGTCCTCTACACTTGATCCGATGTTTATAAGATTTTCTGATCAAGAAGATATAGAAGTATATGAACCAACTTCTACTAATACTGCTGGTACATTTAGACTAGATAATGGCAGTAGAATTGTAGCTGCTGTCAAAGGTAAAGATTATATATTAGTTTTAACAGATGAAGCAGCTTATACAATGCAATTTGTAGGACCTCCTTTTATTTTCAGTATAAGACAAGTTGGATCTAATTGTGGATGTATTGGACAACATGCAGCAATCTTCGTAGATGGTGCTGTTTTCTGGATGGGGGATTCTGGTAACTTCTTTGTATTTGATGGAACAGTTAAAACACTTGCCTGTACAGTAGATGATTTTGTATTTACAACAAATGGAGATAGTTTAGGGATTAATTTTGTAAATGGTGAAATTGTATATGCAGGACATAATAGTTTATTTAATGAAATTAATTGGTTCTATCCTAAGAATACTTCTACTCAAATAGATAGAGTTGTTACATATAATTATGAAGAAAAATCTTGGTCTACAGGATCACTTGCAAGAACAACGTATGAGGATGCTCATGTTCTTCCAACACCAACGGCTACACAATACTTATCTACCTTAACTCCTAATTCCCCTACTATTAATGGTGTAAGTAATAGTGGTAGTTATGTTTTTGCACACGAGGTTGGAGTTAATGAAGTATTAAATTTAACAACTAATAATACGACAAGTATAGTTATATCTTCTTACATAAGATCAGGAGATTTTGATCTTGATATAGAAGGAGATGGTGAATACTTTATTAAAATTAGAAGATTTATTCCTGACTTTAAATATTTAGAAGGTAATGACAAAGTAACATTATTTTTTAAAGCTTATCCCGCAGATTCAACCACGGCTCAAGGATTAACAACTATTGGTCCATTTACAATATCTTCAACAACAGATAAGATAGATACACGTGCAAGAGGAAGACTTGCTAGTATTAAAATTGAAAATGATGCAATAAATGATAACTGGCGTTATGGGGTATTTAGAGTAGATATACAACCAGACGGCAGAGGCGGAAGTGCTCCACAAACATAATGGCTAAAATAAATTTATATATACCAGAACCACCACAGGATTATACTGTTGATTCTTTAAGACAAATTAATCAAGCATTAGAAACATTAAAAGACCAATTAAACTTTTCTTTTCAAGAAGAATTAAAACAAGAAGTAGAAAGAAATATTTGGTTTAGTATGAGGTTTGGCTGCTAATGAGTTGTGATAATGTAAATTCAGGTCCAAGTAATCCAGCTTATGTTGCAATAGGTGGAACTAATACTGATGCATTCGGGAGATTAAGAGTATCTCAGCCTTATACTGTATTTGATTCACAAAATAGATACGCAATAGATAATCAATTTGATACTGCAACTATAACAGGTGGAAGTACCAGTCTTTTAGTTAATGAAGCCTCTGTTGCAATGATAAATGATACAACTTCTGGAGCTGAGGTAGTTAGACAAACTTTTAGATCATTTCCTTATCAGCCTGGTAAAGGATTATTAGTTCTTGCGACATTTAAAGCTGCAACTCCTACTGCAAATTTAAGACAACGTATTGGATATTTTGGAACTCAAAATGGAGTATATTTTGAAACATCAGGAGCTGGAACAACTACTTCTGCTCTTAAAGTTTTTGTACTTAGAACATATATTGGTGGTTCTGTAGATAATACAACAAGAAGAGTTATACAATCTGCTTGGAATGGTGATAAATTAGATGGTACTGGAGCAAGTGGTTTAACATTAGATTTAAGTTATCCTCAAATACTATGGATGGATTTTGAATGGTTAGGTGTTGGTAATGTTAGATGTGGTTTTATTATCAATGGTCAATATATAGTTTGTCATACTTATCAGAATTCAAATTTTTATGGAAATTCTGTTTATATGACTACAGCAATATTACCTGTAAGATATGAAATAACAAATACTGGAGCAACTTCAGGAACATCTACTTTAAAACAAATTTGTTCTTCAGTTATATCAGAGGGTGGTTATGAACAAACTTCAGTAGAACATGTTGCAGCGATGACAACTACAACGACCACTTCTTATTTAACAACTACTTATAAACCTTTAGTGTCTATTAGACTTGCATCAACTGCATTAGGAGCTGTAGTTATTCCTTATAATGTAAATTTTTTACCAACAACTACTGATAACTATCAAGTATCTTTATTTAAAAATCCTACTTTATCAGGAGCTTCTTATTCAGCTACATCATCCGACGCTAATGTTGAATTTGATATAAACGCAACTGCTACAACAAGTGGTACTTTAGTATATAGTGAGTTTGTAACTTCTAAATCAGGAAGATCTGCTTTATCTGGAGTTAATGCTTCTTTTAATTGGGATTTACAATTAGGTGCATCTCTTACATTAACTAGTGACGTTTATTCACTTTGTGTTAAAACACTTTCTGGTAATGGTGGTGGAATTGGACTTTTAACTTTTTATGATTTAACACAATAATACTATGGCAAATTATTATAGAAATGCATTCTACGATCCTACAACAGTAGCAGTAACTTCTGTGTATGTTTGTCCATCTAATTCAAGAGCAATCATACAAAATATTCAAGTTACAAATGAGTCTGGATCTAAAATATTAAAAGCTTCAATTATAGATTCTTCTGTAAGCACAACTTATCAAATTGCTTACGCTAGTATATCTGGGCCTACTATTTGTAATATTGCAAGTGGTCCTATTATATTAGAAGAAAGCGATTCCATACTATTGCAAACTAATGATACCACTGCTATATCTGCGGTATTATCTATATTAGAAATGAATAGAAACGATCAAAACGGTTAATGGCTAGAAAAGTAAGTAATGGGTCTGGTTCTTTTATTAAACGTACTAATAAAAAAAGACCTGGAAGACATTCAAAAAGTCCAAATAAAAGAAATGATAGAAAAGAATATCGTGGACAAGGTAGACGTTAATAGTATATATTAAATTTTATGTTTTATATTTGGCATACATTACTTGTACTATTATTTATAGGCTTTGCATTTTTTATGGGGTATAGACTTGGTAGAAGTAAACCTGTAGAAAGTAAACAAGAAGTTAAAGCAAAATGCCCAATGGGATTTAATTGATGACACAGAAAACAGTAATTATAGATGGAGAAGAAGTTCCAGTATTACCAGCTAAGGCTGAAGAGATTATTAAGAATAAATCTACTGGTCAAATTTATTCTAATTTAGAAGAATTCCATTCTGATGTAGCAAATCCTAACACACCCACAAAAGCAGAAGATTTACAGCAAGATCTTAAAATAACAGTTGCATCTTTGACAGTATTTGGTAAAACCAAGTAATGAACCCATACGGCGGAACCGAAATTCAAGTAGAGTATTTACATAAATACGTATCTAAAGATCTTCTTAATAAAGTTCAAATAACAACTTCCGTTCCAGAAAAAGATAAATTAGTAATAGATAAATCAAATATACTCTGGATTCATAATAGTTACGATCAAGCAAACTTAATGCCTTGGTTTCAAAACAAATTAAATCATGGAAAATATGACCACTATGTATTTAATTCTCATTGGACATATGAGAAGTATAGATACTTTTTTAGTATACCTACAGAGTTATGTTCTGTTATTAAAAACGGATTTGATGATGATTTAATTATTAAAACAGATTTTAAACCTAAAGATAAAATAAAGTTAATATATACCTCAACACCATGGAGAGGATTAGACGTGCTCCTAGATGCTATGGAACAGCTTAAAACAGATAAAATAGAATTAGATGTTTATTCAAGTACTGAGATCTATGGAGATAATTTTAAAAAATATAATGATGATAAATTTACTGCTCTATATGATAAAGCAAAATCAATAAAGAATGTAAATTATAAAGGTTATTTAAATCATAAAGAATTAATGAAGATACTTCATAC